GTTCGTCCTGTAGTAAGTGCATTTGGCGCTCGCGCAATGCCTTCAACAACTTCACGTCAGTTCGTTCGTCCAACAATCACGACGCACACTTCCGCTGCAGTTCAGACCAACCAGCTTGACCCTGTATCGGCAACCACCATGGTAATTGCTGCAAACACAGTTACAAAATCAACTGTTGCAGGCCAAGTAACCTTGTCAATTCAGGACATCGACTTCACAGATCCAAGCGCACTTCAGCTTGTATTGAATGACCTTGCCGGCGAAGTGCTCATTAAAACTGACGACATTGCAGCAGATGCACTTGTCGCTGGTAAAACCGCATCGGGTTCAACTTGGACAGTTACAGCGAACGATCCATCTTCTTTGATTGAATCGTTGTATGACGCAGCGCGCGAAATTACAGAAGACAGCAATTACTTCCCAACTCACTTGTGCGTCTCACCAGATGTTTGGCAAAAATTGGGTCAGCAACTTGACGGATCAAAGCGACCTGTACTTGGTTACACCACAAATGGCGTGATCGGTCAGAACAGCATTGGTCGCGTAGGCGGTCTTGCATATAACGCAATGGATGTGTTTGGTCTTGACCTTGTAGTTGACAACAACTTCGCTTCAGGAACCATGCTCGTTGTGTATGCCCCAGGCTTTGAAATCTACGAATCTGGTGCATCATTGCAGAGCTTTGAAAACCCATCAACCTTGGGTCGCACGCTCTCAATTCACCAGTACTTTGCAACCTTTGTTGCCAAGTCAAGTTTCATTCAGTCGATCACGATCGCCTAGTCGAGAGCGGAGCATCCGCTCATGGCTACATACACAGTTACTAACAAGTACCTGATTGACAACTTTGCCGTACTGCAACTTCTGACCCCATCGGAGATTGCAGTCGGCAGTTCAATCACGGTTGCAGGCGTTGACGCAACATTTAACGGCACTTACACGGTGCGCGCATTGCCACAGTATTTGTTTGTTGGCATAGATACACAGGGCGATTTGCTCTACGACTATCAGGTGCCGATTGCTGATCAGGTGCTTTACGCCAAGACCGCTGACGATGTTCAGCGTTCCGCCGCGTCTGGGACTGTTGCTAATGACCCTGTTTGCACGTGGGTGACAGCCGCGCAAGTGATGTCTTTTCTCGGCATCACCATCACGAACCCATCGGACGACTACACGTTGCTCACTCAATCAACGTCAGCTGGTAATCAGTTCTGTTATCGCAGGCGTCAGGAATCGGGCTATATCGACTCTCTAACGACCTCACCAGGCGGTGACGCAACATTGGGCACTTTGATGTATTGCGCCGCTCTATGGCGCTCTAGAGGCTCAATAGAGGCAACCTACGCCACGTTTGATGGCATGGGTTCGGCACCACAGCAAAGCCTGACCCCGATTGTTAAGCAGCTGCTTGGCATCCCTCGTCCAGCGGTTGCCTGATGTCGTACACCGACCTATTCAACGAAGCGATTGATGACGTCACCGCAACGCTTACCGCAGTATCAGGATTGCGCGTCGTAAACGACCCAACAAAACTTGCACCTAATTGCGTGTACCTTGACGCGCCAAACTTTACAACTATTGCAGGCAACGGCAACGTGGTGCGACTCGAGTTCCCAGTCAAAGTAATTGGTTCTGGGCCTGCAGGTCTGCCGGTGCTACGTCAGATTTTGAGCATTGTGGCAAGCGTGCTTAGCTCCAAGATCATCGTGATGGGTGGCCGTCCGTCAAGCCTTGAGATCGGTGGCGCGTTGTATCCGTGCTACGACCTTGATTGCGCTATCCAAGCCCAGACTTCGTAATCCACAACTAAGCAACACAAATCATCTACTATCAGAACATAACCTAAGGAGCATTTATGGCCAGTAGCACTTACCTCTCGAATCCAGTCCTCACAATTAACAGCGTTGATCTGACCGACATGTGCAGCGCAGCAACATTGACCTATCTGGTTGAAGCGCTTGAAGACACCGCGTTCGGCACCAACTCACGCAGTTACACCGCAGGCCTTGTCAACAACGAAGTGACCTTGACGATGTACGCGTCGTTTGCAGCGACCGAAACCTACGCAACCTTGTTCCCATTGGTTGGCACTAAGACCAACATCACCTTGACCCCAGCGTCAGGTGCAGAGTCAGCAACTAACCCGAAGTTTATTTTGACTGGTTGCTACCTTGAGTCGTTGCCAGTTATTAACGCATCCCTTGGCGAGTTGTCAACCTATGACATTACGTTCATGGGTGGCGCGTTGACGATTGACACCACCGCATAAATAACGGCTCCAAGCCGACATAGGAGAAACATGAAAATTAAGTTGCAGTTTAAGCGCACGCCCGACAGCGCACCCGAGTATTACTACACCAACCTGTTTGTAGTTACTGAATGGGAACGGCTTGAACGTCGCAACATTCAGCAACTATCAACTAACCCGCTTTACAGCGATTACTGCTGTTGGATGCACACGATCTTAAAACTTAAAGGTGAGCAAGTCGGTGACAACTGGCGCGAATGGATTAGCAAAAACCCAGAGCTGGAGATCATTCCGGTATTGGACGAGACCGACCCAAACCCTACGGACGCGGCACCTACCGCCGCCAACTAGCAGAAATACTGGTTGCGGTCGGTTGGTGGCCTAGCGACATTGTGTTTGACGCTCGAGATATGGCAACGGTCATTAAAGTGCTTAACGAGGCAAACAAAAAAAGGAAATAACGTGGCGGAAGTATCGGCAAAGATTGAGGTCGTAGGGCTTAAGGATGCCTTGAAGACCCTCAACAAGATTGACAAAAACCTGCGCCGAGAAATTACAACAAGTTACAAACAGATTGTTAAGCCTGTTATTGACGATGCAAACAAACTTGTGCCTACTGGCGTTCCGCTGTCTGGTATGGCGCGCAACTGGCAAACCCGATCAGGGTTTCAAATCTTGCCGTGGATACCTGGCATGAAACAAAAAATCGCTGCCAAGATTAATACTCGAGCGATCAAGGAATATAGCGGAAACAAAACCAATGTCGGAACCTTTGGCATCCAATGGAAGGGCGCGACTGGCACCATGTTTGACACGTCTATGGCTGGCTCATTAGGGCGCGCGCTAACTGCACGCTATGGCAGTCATTCGCGAGTAATGTGGAAAGCGTACGAGCAACGCCAAAACGATGTCATGTCTGAAATGGAAAAATTGGTCAAGCGCGTCATGGATGAAGCAAACAGAGGAACCCCGTAATGGCAATCAATATCCCGATCATTTCAGAGTTTGACGGCAAAGGGATTAAGAAGGCTATTGCCCAGTTCAAGCAACTGGAAACGACATCGGAGAAAGCCCAGTTTGCAATTAAGAAGGCTGCGGTGCCGGCAGCTGCCGCGCTTGGCGGTTTGGCTATTGCTCTCGGCGACGCAACCAAGGCCGCAATGGAAGACCAGCAAGAGCAGGCGGCGTTAGCGCTCACTTTGCAAAATGTGACGGGCGCTGGCGCTGCACAGACCGCGCAGGTTGAGAAACAAATCTCGGCTATGAGTCGAGCGTCTGGCGTTGCTGACACCGAGTATCGCTTGGCATTAGAAGCGCTCGTGCGCGGTACCAAAGATGTGGACATGGCCATGCGTGACATGAACCTTGTCATGGACATCAGCACCGCTACCGGCACAGATAGCGCAACTGTCGCCGACGCGCTTGCCAAGGCTTACCAAGGCAACTTTAAGGCGTTGCGATCGTTGAGTCCAGAGATGGCAACGATGATAAAAGAGGGCGCCAGCCTTAACGAAATTATGGACGTGCTTGGCGGTACGTTCGGCGGTGCTACCGCTGCAAGCGCAGAGACCGCTGCAGGCAAAATGAAGATTCTGTCTAACTCAATTGGCGAAACCAAAGAGTCAATCGGCGCTGCGCTCTTGCCAGTAGTCGAGGCCGTGCTTCCGATACTTAACAAGTTTGCAATGTGGGCACAAGACAACCCACAGGCATTCCTAGCAATCGCTGGCGCTATCGGAGCAGTAGCAGCCGCAATCGTTGTTACCAACATTGCCATGGCGCTTAACCCGTTCGCTCTGATCGCTGCCGGCATCGCATTGCTGGTCGTGGCGCTTGTTACCGCGTACAACAAGTTTGAATGGTTCCGTGACGGCATTAAAGCAATTGTCAACACCGTGATCGGATTCTTTGCTGGCATGGTCAACGCTGCAATCGGCGCGGTTAACGCAATCGTCAGCGCGTACAACTCAATTCCGTTATTACCTGATTTGCCTAAAGTGCCTAACTTGCCTGTTCCACAAATTGGCGGAACACCGACACAAGTTGCTGGGCGTATGAATCTTCCGCGCTTGGCCGAAGGTGGCATCGTGTCGAGTCCTACTTTTGCCTTAATTGGTGAGGCTGGCCCAGAAGCAGTCGTGCCTTTAGACCGCATGCAATCTGGTGGCGGTATCACTATCAACGTCACAGGCGGTCTTGCCACAAGTGCCGAGATTGGTGAGTCGGTCGTTAACGCTTTGCGCGCTTATTCGCGTTCCGCTGGGCCGTTGCAGTTACAGGTG